TAATCCTGGAAAATCACTCTCTCAATCAGATTCACTTACTTTTGTAAACAACTCAGGTATTAATACTGGTGGTGGTGGAGCATCTGCTACTCCTGTAACTGCAGTAACAGCATCTGACTGGTATGATCAACAAACTCTTGATCTTTCAAACTCTAATATTTTCTGGAGAAATCTTGCTCCTAGACCTGTTGACAACAATTATGGAATTAGCAGAGGTGCAACAAATGATGCTCTTCACATTGTAGTTGTTGATGATTCTGGCGATGTAACTGGAATTCAAGGCAATATTCTTGAAACTAATTTCTTCTTATCTAAAGCAAAAGACTCTGAAGAAGATGGTAATGCTCCCTTAAGAAATTACTATAAGGGTTTTATTGCTACAAACTCACAATTTATTTTTGCTGGTGCTAATCCAGGCACTACACCTGATGTACCTAATGGTGTATCTGCTGTTGCTGGTGGTTTCTCATCTGATTTTACACCAATTACTACTGGTGCTGGTGCATGGGGTTTAAATGCCCTTAACATTAAATTTAATTTGCTTGGTAATGTATCATATACTTTAGCAGGTGGTGAAGATTATTCTGCTGATGGTGGAATGAATCCTGAACTTGGTGATATTCTCAACAGTTTGAATCTCTTTGACAATAAGGATGAAAGTTCTATTGATTTCTTACTTATGGGAGCTTCAATGAATGATGAATTGTCTACTCAAGCAAAAGCAAATCTAATGATTTCAATTGCTGAGAGAAGAAAAGATTGTCAGGCATGCATCTCTCCCCATAGATCAAATGTTGTTAATGTAACCAGTGCTGTTCTCCAAACAGATAATGTTCTGAGATTCTATTCTCAAATTAGTAGTTCATCTTATGCTGTTCTTGATAGTGGTTACAAGTATGTCTTTGACAGATTTAATAATGAGTTTAGATATATTCCTTTGAATGGTGATATTGCTGGTATTATGGCAAGAAATAATACTGTTTATCTGCCTTGGTTCTCTCCTGCTGGTCAGTCAAGAGGTACTGTAAATAATGCTCTTAAACTTTCTTATAATCCCAATAAAGAACAAAGAGATTCACTTTACAAGGCAAGAATCAATCCTGTCATCAACCAAAATGCCTCTGGCACAATTCTGTTTGGTGATAAGACTGCTCTTGATTACAAATCTGCTTTTGACAGAATAAATGTCAGAAGATTGTTCCTCAATGTTGAGCAAGCACTTGAGGCTGCTGCTAATGATCAGTTATTTGAAATCAATGATTCTACTACAAGAGCAAATTTTGTTAATATTGTAGAACCATTCTTGAATGATATTCAAGCTCAAAGAGGTATTGAAAACTTTAGAATTAAATGTGATACATCAAATAACACTGCTGCTGTTATTGATAACAATGAATTTAGAGCTGACATCTTTATTCAACCAGCAAGATCAATTAACTTTGTAACCCTCACTTTTGTTGCTACAAGAGGTGGAATTAACTTCACAGAAGTTACTGGTAACTGATTAGGCAATTTAACATCAACAACAAGAGGTAACAATTAATGGCATTAGATCCTAACATCGATACAAAAACACTTTTTAATTTCCAACAAAGATTGAGGGGTGGGGGTGCCCGCCCTAATCTATTTGAAGCTAGCATTATTTTTCCTAGTCTTGAAGCTAAATCAACAATTGAAAATGCAGATGCAGTTTGGTCTGATGAAGTACAAAGGGACTTCAAGTTCAACTGTAAGGCAGCACAACTTCCTGCTTCAACCATAGCAGAAATTCCAGTTCCTTTTAGAGGTAGAATTCTTAAAGTTGCTGGTGATAGAACCTTTGAACCTTGGACTGTCACCATCATTAATGATGAAAGTTTCAACTTGAGAACTGCTTTTGAAACTTGGATGAATACTATGAATGACCTAAGTACTGCTACTGGTAATAGCAACCCCAGTTCCTATATGGGAACAGGATTTATTAAGCAACTTGGCAGAGGTCCTGAACCAGCATCAACTGAGCATATTTCTACAAATAATAAATCAAGTATTTTAAGAACTTACAAGTTTGAAGGTATCTTCCCTACTGAAGTATCATCAATTGATTTAAGTTATGATTCTTCAGATACCATTGAAGAATTTACTGTAACCTTCCAACTTCAAAGCTTTAAGGTACTTGCTACTCAGGATGCTGAACCAACAGCATTCAACATTCCTAATACTACTGAAAAATCTGATTAAAAATAATTTGATAAATACTAGGAGCAAAGACTCCTAGTATATAATAATGGCAAGATTGTTTGGTTTCTCAATTGAAGATAATGAGAAACAACCACCAGGGCTAGTATCTCCAGTTCCACCTAATAACCAGGATGGGTCTGAGAACTATATTAGCTCTGGTTTTTTTGGTTCTTATGTAGATATAGAGGGAATTTATAAAAATGAAAATGACCTGATCAGAAGATACAGGTCTATGTCGTTGTATCCTGAATGTGATAGTGCTATTGAAGATATTGTAAATGAAGCAATTGTTTCTGATACAAATGACTCTCCAGTAGAGATTGAACTTTCAAACTTAAATGCTAGTGAGGGCATTAAGAAAAAAATTAGAGAAGAGTTTAGATATATCCTTGACCTCCTTGACTTTGATGACAAGGCACATGAAATTTTTAGGAATTGGTATATTGATGGGAGACTGTACTATAATAAAGTCATTGACCAAAAAAGACCTGAAGATGGTATTCAAGAACTAAGATATATTGATGCATCTAAGATGCGTTATGTTCGTCAAATTGTTCAAAGAAAAGGTGATGGAGTTTTTCAAAGACAAGATACTGCTAAAGATCAATTCCAATTTCCACCTATTGAAGAGTATTTTGTTTACACAGATGGTGGTAAAAAGACTGGTTATGGAACACAGCAAGCAAGTGGTGGTGTAAAACTAACTAGAGATTCTATCTGTTATTGTACTTCAGGATTAGTTGATAGAAATAAGGGATCAACTCTTTCTTGGTTACACAAAGCAATCAAACCTCTCAATCAGTTGATGATGATTGAGGACTCTCTTGTTATCTACAGACTTTCAAGAGCACCTGAAAGAAGAATTTTCTACATTGATGTTGGTAATCTGCCAAAGGTAAAAGCAGAACAATACCTGCGTGATGTGATGATGCGTTATAGAAACAAGTTGGTGTATGACTCCAACACTGGTGAAATCAGAGATGATAAGAAGCATATGTCCATGATGGAAGACTTCTGGTTACCTAGAAGAGAAGGTGGCAGAGGAACTGAAATCACTACACTTCCAGGTGGTCAAAATCTTGGAGAAATTACTGATATAAACTACTTCCAACAGAAACTGTATAGGTCTCTGAATGTTCCTGAAACTAGGATTCAGGGTGAGGGTGGTTTCTCACTAGGCAGATCATCTGAGATTTTGAGGGATGAAATCAAGTTCTCCAAGTTTGTTGGAAGAATGAGAAAGAGATTCTCACATATGTTCCAGGATCTTCTAAAGACTCAACTTATTCTAAAAAATATTGTAACTCCAGAAGATTGGCAGTTGATGTCTGACCATATTCAGTATGATTTTATCTATGACAATCACTTTGCTGAACTTAAAGAGGCAGAACTTACTACTGAAAGACTCAATCTTGCCGCACTTGCTGAACCATATGTTGGTAAGTATTACTCTAATGATTATGTAAGACGTAAGATCTTAAGACAGACAGATGTTGAAATTGAAGAGCAAGATGCTTTGATTGAAAAGGAAATTAAGGATGGTGTTATTCCTGATCCAAGTGCAATGCCTATTGATCCAGCAACTGGTCAACCAATGCCACCTGCACCTGGTGATACAACAGGTGGTTTGATGGGTGCAACTCCTCAAGCACCTGAGGTTGATGAGACCAAATTTGAAACACCTACTGGTGGGGAAATATAAATAAATTTATTGTAACTTACATAACATGGACGAATTAATGGATCTTTTGGTGAAAGATGAATCACCAACACAAATTAGTGATGCTATCAAAGACATGCTATATGCTAGAACAGCAGAAAAAGTTTCTGCTGCCAGACCTGGCATTATGAATACTGTTTTTGATGGCGATCAACCTGAAGCAACTGTTGAAGTTGAACAGGGAGTGGATTCAGAAGAAACATCAGAAGAAGAACAGATCTAAATAGATAACAGGCACTATTGTAATTAAGGGAAATGGGCGCATTAAAACCAGTTGGAACAGGGCAGGTTCTAGCAACAACAAATGGATCTGCTACTGCATCATCAGCATTTGATCAACAAACTGATAGAATTAGAGTTGTTGCTGAAAGTGTTGGATGTCATGTTGCTGTTGGTGCTAATCCTACTGCCACTACATCAGACATTTATGTAGGCACTTCTGGTGCTGAAGAAATTAGTCTTGGTCCTGTTGCTGCTCAAAGAGTAGTAGGAGTTACAACTGGTGCTACAACTACAATTGATTTCCCAGAGGGAACAGGTTGTCCTTTTGCTGTTGGTGACGCAGTTTCACTAACTGCTACTGGTCAATCATACTATGATTTTTCCCATAAAACAATTGCAAGTATCAACAATACTGCTGGAAATGGTGGTTTCTTTGGTACAAGAATAGTAGTGAGTAATAACTCTGCAGGCATTGTGACAGCATTTGCTGCTCCCTATGCTGAGTTGAGAAGATCTATGAAAGTTTCTGTTATTTCAAATGCTAGCACTGGCAAAGCATTCATCCAACAAGTTCAAAACGCCTGAGGTCAAAAATGAAACTAATCAGAGAAGAAATAGAAACAGTTGACTTCATTGTAGAATCTGTTGGTGGAAAGAAGTCAATGTTTATTGAGGG